AGCGACACGAAATCGTTGGCCGCGATCGGGCCGCTGGCCACGCCGCCCACAACCTGCCACTGCTGGTTCGCTGCCACCAGGGCCGCGTTGGTGGTCAGGAAGTCCCGCAGGCGGGCCATCAGGTCGGTGATGTTGGCTGCGGTGTCTGTTGCCCAGGCCATGTTCAGAGTCCCAATACTTGGCGGATGGCCGCAGAGTTGCGGCTGATCTTGTTGATGACGGTGGTGTCGCTGCCTGGATCGTCCAGGTACTGGTCGAGAAGATCCGGCGACACCTGATTGATCACACGTAGGCCCAACTGCGCCGCGGTGCTCGGTGGCGCCGAGGCTGGGCTGGTGAACACAGGGGAGCGCTGCAGCATGGGCATCGATGCCACATGTCCTCCGTCGGCATAACCGCGCCATCGTTCAAGCGCTGCCATACCCACCCGATTGAAGTCATAGAGGAACGCCAGGGCACCGGGCTGGCGCACCACTTCCTGGCGATGGACGAATTCACCTGCGTGGACCGTGCCGGCCTCCTGATACTTGCTGCCGGGACCGGTGTAACCGCCGACCGCGTAGCTTGCAGCCGCTTTCACGGCCGAGGCCGCGGCCATTGCCTGTGCGGCAGCCTGCATCTGGATGGCCGCTGCCGTCACTGCGGATGCTCCGGTGATCAGGCCGGAACCAGAGGTATTAAGAGCGGCCGCGCTCGTGGTAACTGCCGCGGCGCCAGCGGTGACACCCGCGGCCGCAGTCGACAAGGCTGCGGCTGATGCCTGCGTCGCAGCTGCGGCGGCCGCTTCAGTTCCGACATCGACGCCCTTGTCGAACACCATTGAGGTGATTCGATTGGCCAAGGCCTGTGACCATTGATCGGCCACAAACTCAGCCAAGCCGCTGGAGACGGACAGGAAGAACCCGCGAACCGCGTCGGTCAACGAGGCGCTCCCATTGGCCAGCGACATGAAAGCTTCCTTGAAGCCGGTCTGAAGCGTGGTCCTAACGGTTTGCTGAAGTAGGTTCGTGGTCTGAACCATTTCTTTCAGCTTCAGGTCGATCTGATCGACCGCGGCAATCGCCTCCGGCGTTCCGAGTGCAGTTGCTGCTGCCCGCATTTGTGGAACGAGATCCCGCAAAGCCACGCTCTGACGCTGATACAGATCAACCACACGCTGCTGTGCATCAGCTTGGGTAATCAGCCCCGCCTCCAGTTCTACCTGGATTCTCTGCTGCCCGAGCGCAATGCCCGCCATCACCTGGTTGTAGGTGTCCTGAAGATTCTTCAGTTCGGTGCTTGCCTTGCTCAGATTGAGGAGCTTGGCCACATCCGCGGCGTCGGCGGCCCGCCCGGCGGCCTCCAGTTCTTCCTTCAGCTTGGTCAGTTCACGTGTGGTCTTGGCCAGCTCTGCATCAGGCCCCCTTCCTTGCAAAGCAACAATGCGGTCACGGATATCCAGCATCTTGCGGTCGGCCTCGACCCGCAGGTTGGCCAGATCCAGCTTCTTGGCTTCGTCCAGCAACTCCTGCTTGGTCTTCGCCGAAGCATTCTGGAAGTTGCCTTCCGCAATAGCGGCCTGGATGCGGGCAGTCTCGGTCGCCTTCTTACGGCTCTCGTCCAAGGTGCCGACCAGGTCGATCTGCTGCTTGAGTCGCTCCAGCTCCCGCTGAGCTGCAGCCTCATCCTTCTGGCCCTCCGTTTTCGGCGTTTTCCGAGTGCGCTCTTTGAACTTCTCCTGCAGCTGCGCAATCCGCTTGTCGTAGGCGCCGCCGCTGACGCTGCCATCGTCGCCAAAGGTCACGCCTTTGAGGAGATCACTTCCTGGATTGGCCTTGCGCAACTCGCGGAACTGCTTGGCGACCTCTTCGGTCGCCTTCTTCAGCTTCTCCGCCTTGCTGGCGCCCTCTTCCAGACCCGACGCGATCGCCTTGGCCGCCTCGACACCAGCATCCTGGATCCGTTGAGCCTGGCCGGCACTCTCGGCGGCATTGACGTCACGATCGTAGGCTGCCCGAGCCTTGCGAAGCCGGTCGATCTGCTTGATCTGCAGGTCGTAGTAGTACCCTATCGCCGGGGCATTGCCGTTCTTCAGCGCCTGCTGTAATTGCTCGGTCGTACCACGCATCGCCGCAGTTTCTGCGCGGAGCATCGCTTCGGAGTCGGTGCGACCGATGTCCTTCAGACCTTGCCACACGCGCTTGAGCGTACGAGCAACAGCATCCCATGCCCGCTCCAGAGAGCCGGCCCGCGACTCCATTTCTTTGACACGCTGGTCGCTGACATTTGCGATGGCCTCCAGCGCTACCTTGGCGGCGTCGGTCGCCTTGCCCTGGTCCTCGAGCGCCCGAACCTGTTCGTACACCGCCGCAGTGAGGAAGTGATACTGCTCGTTGAGCTTGGCCAGTGTGGCCGAAGGGGCCTTGGACACCTCAACCACCTTGGCGGTGGTGCCCTCGATCGAATCGCCTGTCAGTTTGGCCAGGTTGACTGCGACGCTGATCGCTGTAGACAGGGTGTTGGCGGTTAGCTTCCCGCTGGCCGCCAACTGTTGGGCGGCCGCTGTGGCATCGGAGTACTCACCGGTGACCGCACCGACGGCATTCGCCTGGGCATAGAGCTGACCGCTGGACACGCCAAGTGAATGGCCGGTCGAGATCACAGCAGCGTCGAAGGCTCGCAGCTGCTTGTATCCCTGCAGCGCGGCGAAGCCAACAACACCCAGCCCGGCAGCCACACCGCCTAGGACGACCACCGCGGGATTGAGCGCACTGGTGAGCGCGCGCGCGGCGGGCACGACACCGCCGAAGGAATCCTTCAGCTGGCCGCCCTGCTGGATGGCCACCATCCAGATCGGCATGCCGCTGACGATGCTGGTGGTGATATCGGTGATCTGCGCCGGCAGCTGGCGCATGGCCATCTGGTACTGGCCGGCCGAGATCGCCCCGGCGCCCAGGCTGCGGCTGGTCGCTTCGGCAACCTTGACGGCGTTGCGCTGGACGTTGATGCCCGCCAGGGCGCGGTTGTACTGTTCGCGGCTGATGCGGCCGGCATCCACCGCCGCCTTGAGCTCCTGCTCGTCCCGCTCCAGCTTCTGCAGCTTTACTGATGCACTGTCATAGCGGCCCAGGGCGCCCTCAACAGCGCGCTGACGCTGTTGCTCCGACCGAGCCAGGCCCGCTTCCTGCTTATCCAGCGCCTTGAGCGCGCTGTTGTAATCCTCGGTGGTGATCAGGCCGCGCGCCATCACCCGATCAAGCATCGCCTCGGTGTCGGCCAGATCGGACATACTCGCCGCGCCGCGCTCCAGACGTGCATCGAGCTCGGAGATCAGACGGATCTCATCGGCCACTGTTTTCTGCACTGCCGCGCCGGACGTTCGGACACGATCTGCGGCGGTGGCCACATCCGCCGACATGGCCTTGGCTGATTCTCCTGCCGTTGCCATGCCCGCTGCGCCGGCGGCCGCCTTCTGGCCAGCATCCTCCATTTGGCTGCCCGAGGCGGCACTGCTGCGGGCAGCCCTATCCAAGGCATCAGCAGCCTTCTTCGCCTCTTTCGTGACGTCGCCCAGGCTGGCGCCGGCATCCTGGCCGGCGCCCTTGACCGAAGTCAGGCCTTTCTGGACCACTGGGAGCGCCTGGCGCACCTGCTCGATGTCCAGGGCGATACGCATCGCCAGTTCGAGGTTGCGCGAGGAAGCCATTGTTATTTCAGATCCTTCAGCAAGGTGGTCATCGGATTACCGCCGGCATAAGCAGCGTTGGCGTCGGTAATGCGCTCCCGTCGCGCCCGCCGCTGCTGAGCCTGGACGTGCTCCCAAGCGAGGGATATCTGGCGCTTGGTCATGCGACCGATATCGCCGAAGCAGCGGCCGTAGCCCGCGTTGATCAGGTCGGTGAAGACGCGCCCGTAACCGACCGGGGTTCCCTTTGACTGACGGCGTTTCGAAGCAGGCGGCGGAGAAAAAAACTGCTATTGGCCTGCCACCACAAAAGCAGCATCTGCTCGCCGTCGGTTTCGTTGAGTGTCTCCAGCCACGCTTCCTGCTCCTGAACCTCCGCTGCGTGATCCTTGGCATCAGCCGGCGGCGCCGCGATCGAGCACGCCAGGAGATGCCGGATCAGATCCGGGTGGGACATCAGTGCATCCATGACTTGCAGCATGGAAGGCGGATCGGCGCCCTCGAACAGCGGCTGCAGGTCCGCAACCAGCGGTGCGGCGGTCTGCAGGATGCGGGCGGCCTCAAAGAAGCCGTACTCGCGCACCGTGATGGTCTTTCCGCCGAGTTGACCGTGCTGCTGGCCGGCCAGGACGTCCAGTTCGCTGGCTACGGCCTCCGGACCCGTTGATCCGGATCCGGAGGGCTGCTGACCGACGTTGCCGATCACCTTGGCCATCAGGCTGCATCCACCAGCAATGCACGGGCGTACAGGCCAAAGCGCGGATCGGCCTGGCGCACCGGGTCGATCTTCGCTTCGCCGGTGAGCGCAATCTCACCGAAGGTGTCGTTGATCAGCGACAGCGTCTCAGAGGCCGGGAAGGTGACGCGGTGCACCTCGCCGCGGAAGCGCATGGTGGTGCCATCAACACTGTTGACGCCGTCGAAGAGCACGTAGTACTCGGACTTGGTGCTTTCGAAGACCTTCACCAGGCTGTGCGCAGCGTGCTCGTAGGTCTTGGCCACCACTGCCGTCTTGTCGGTGAGGAAGGTGACGATGCCGGTGGTCAGGTTGACGGTGTAGTCGGTGTCCAGCACCAACGGCGCGGCTGGGGTGCCACCCTCCAGAACCAGTGCACTGATCGCCGCATACTCCAGCGCGACCACATCGCCCGGCTTGACCGTACCAATGGCCTCGTTGGCTGCTGAGCCGGCAGCCAGCTCCATGCGGGTGCCGTCCGTGGCCAGCGCCAGGTGATCGGTGTTGAGCTGGCCCAGGGTCAGATTGACGCCGAGGTTGCGCTCGGTGGTCATGGTAGCGCCGACACCGCGCACACCGGACCAGCTTTCCTTCTTGGTTTCACGAGTGCTGGACATGGTCAACTCGAGGACGCTGGCGTCATACGCCCAACGCGCCGGTGCGCGGCTGCCGTCGGCATTGCGCAGGCCCAGGTACACACGACCCTGCAGGGAGAAATACTCGGTATCGGACATGGCTTACTTCGCCTCCTGGGCGATGGCAGGAGTCGCCTGGCCGTTGGCCTTGCGCGACGGATTGGGGGAAGAATCGGCGTCGGGAGCGTCGATGAAGCCGCGCTCAACCGCCCAGGGCACCAGGTCGGCAGGAAGCTCCACCGTTTCGCCTTCCGCAATGGGCTTGCTCGCAAGCGTCAGGCCCGCCTTCTTGATCGTGTGCTTCTGAGTGGTCTGGGTAGTCATCGCGGAATCTCGGGTTGAAGAACGGCTTGGGTCTTCCATACGTCGACCCACAGGGCGGTGGCAGCGTCGTAGTCCTCGAGGTTGCCCTCGATGAGCTGGCAGGCACGGCCACCAGGAATGGGCGGTGTCCAGCCCAGCAGCGGCTGACGAACCTTGCCCAGCAGCAGGCGCAGCTCATCGATCACCTGCGCCCCACGCTGCTCGCGGTAGTTGCGGCAGACGGTCACCACCGCGAAGTTCACTTCGACCAACTGCGCCAGGCGCGACTGCTGGCCGGGGATCGAAACGCCGGTTTTGGTCTCCAGCGGCATCTCCCGGGCCAGCAGCACGTAGCAGCACGGCGCGGGGAAGTCGCGCAGCGCTGTAACGGCGGCGTAGTCGGCGCTGCCCTGCACCTGGCGCAGCTCCTTCTCGCTGACGCCCTGTCGGATGCGATCGCGCACCAGGCCAGTGTCGAAGGGCTGGGTGCTCACAGGCCGTAGTCCTGCAGGGTTCGATGGCTGAACTCTCGCGGTGGTGCACAGACCTCCGGTGCACCGCCGCTGGGCGCAGGCAGCGGGTCATCGGCGCCGAGGCTGAACTTGCCATCGCGCACCAGCTCCAGAAAGCGCAGCGCTTCCTTGTAGTCGCGCACCACCGGATCGGTGCGTTCCTCGGTGTTGACCCGGTCCTTGTGCAGCAGGTAGCGCGCAATCCATCGGGCCCAGGTGGACACGATCCCCGGTACCGGCGCTGGCAGCGGTACCGGATAGGGCTTGGGCTTGCGCATGACCAGGTAGCCGTTGATCACGCCATCGGCATCGTCCAGGGCGCTCTGCACGTGCGCGGCCGCCTCATCGGCGATCGCCACGTCGGCCGGGTCGAATGCGCTGCGATCGCTGCCGAGCAGCGTGGCATCCATCAGCGCATCGTCCACAACCGGATAGCGCTCCGGCGTGGCCACCTGCGCCAGCTCCTGGGCGAGCTTGGCCGCCGACAGCAGTGCGAGCGTGCAGTAGGACATGACGGCCGGTTACTCCAGCTCTTCCGGGGCGACCGGGTCGTCACCGAGGACACCGGCATCCTGGTAGGCCTGCGCCTCTTCCCACGTCATCTCGATCCACGCCGGCGGCTTGACGACGACGTCGTTGTGCTTGAACGGGCTGAGTACTTCAAAGCACATAGGCAGCCAGAGACCATCAGAAACCAGTGCATTGGGCGAATCGCCTCCACCGGCGGCAACCCCAATGGTGATGTCGGCTTCCGGCGACGGAGCACCCGCGTCGATGGCGGCGTCCTGGTCCGCTGCCGGATGGTCAGCCTGCAGCGGGTCGACGGCAGCACCATCGCCTGCGGAGGCCGCCAACGTGGCGGTCTCCAGCTCACTGTGGCCTTGCTCCGGCACCAAGCCGTCCGTCGCCGGCGGTGCGTCGGCAGTCTTGTCTTCCGTGACGACTGGCACGTCGGCCGGCTGGTCGTCCTGGACGGTCTTGGGTGCGCTGGGCGGCGCAGTGCGGGGCTTGGCCACGACGAGTTCTCCGAATAGGTGTGGTGCCGTGCTCTCCGGCTGTCACGCATGGTTCTGCTGTGCTCCGCACGGCCAGGCCCGCGTTTGCCTGGTGCTGCCGCTCGCTGGGTTGTACGGGTAAGGCGGCAACTGCGCCGACTATCCTTCGCCGGCGCCGGTCATCAGTTGCCTGCGCCGCTGATCAGATAGCCGGCGGCCATGCCTGCCAGGACCGGGGTGGCATCGTTGCTGACCCCGTAGATCCAGCTCTTGGCACTGTTGTCCCAGTAGGGAACTTCGACCAGGGGCATGCCTTCGATGCGATAGCCATAGCCGTAGCTGGGCTCCTCGACGTTGGCGTTCACGTCAGCGCCAGGGCTGACGTAGGCCAGAACAGCCGAAGTACCCCAGACATCACCGAATGCGCCATTGTCATCGGCCACCACACCGCCGCCGACGACGATGTTGTCGATCTCGAAAACCTGCTTGAGCAGATCCAAGGTGACCTTGCGAATGCCGGTGCTGGCCGAGCGATCAATCAGCTTTGGATGCTGCTTGAGCTGCTTGAACGCCTTGGCAGACAACAGCATGGTGTTGGGATACAGACCGATGCTGTCACGCACAGCTTCCTTGCCGGTTTCGACGTCCTGCGCAGGATTCGAAGCAGCGTTGGACCACACGTTGTTGCCAGCCAGCGCGACTTTGTGGTCGTTGTCGTAGTTGGCTGCATTGGTGGCGATCTTGGCGCTGTCCACCTCGTACTCCAGCAGCAGCGAGCGCAGCACGATGTTCACGGCCCGGGTGCTCAGGTTGATCCCCGGCACCTGGCTTGCATCTCGCATATGTTCACGCGGCACCGGCGCTTCCAGTGCGCTCGGGACGATGGCGTACGGCTTGCCCTCATAGCCGAAGCGGATGCGCTTGGTATTGGCACCGGGGGCACGCTTGGCGTTGTAGATCTTGAAGGACTCCTTGCCGAACTCGATCACCTGGCCGCCATAGGCGGCGACGTCGGCGAAGGGGAAGAGCGCGGTGGCCACGAGCTGCGCCTGGCGGTAGCCACGGGCGTGTTCGGAAAGGATCGGGTCAACGACGCGAACCTGGCCGGGGGTCATTTGTCCAGACATTTAAATCTCCTACGGCACTAGCCGGTCAGTTCGGGATGAGGATCACTTCGAGGACATCGCCATCGGCGGTGGCCGTGGCGCCAGGCGCCGCACGGGCAACGACCTTGCCGGCGTCGGCGGTGATGGCCTTGCCATCGGCACCCACCTGGAGGGCGGCGCCGGCAGCGATTGCGCCACCTGCGGTCACTTGCGTGGTGCCCAAGACGTCGACCGGCGCCAACTGCCCGACGGCGGCATCCGAGCGCGCAACCCCGCAGGCGTTGCCGCCGGCAGCGGCGACTTCACCGGTCGGCGAGACGAAGCGGTTGTGGGTGAGGGCTGCCGCGGCCAGCACGGACAGCGTGAGCAGAGCGATGTTCTGGGACATGGTGGGCTCCTGGATGGGAAGGTCAGCCGCCGACCGCGGCGACTGCAGCCGCCCAGGACGTGCCGGGGTGCTGCTGCTGGTAGGCCTTGGCCTGGTTGAACAGATCCGCGCGGCCAGCATCGACATGCGTGCCCGGGGGCGCGGCGAAGTTCGCCGCTGCGTTGGGTGCGTCGCCACCGGACTTCTCGCCGAAGTCCACTGCCTTGGGCAGGCTGGTCAGCAGCTCGCGCAGGACCGACTCAGCTGGCTTGGACACCGTCGTTTCGCCCTCGGCGAAGTTCAGCGGTTCCTTGCCATTGGGCTGGGCCAGCAGCAGCTCCACCACCGCCGGCTGCTGACGGGGCAGCAGCTTGCCTTCCTTCACCAGGCCTTCGGCGAACGCCACCGCGTCTTCGCGTCGGGCCGCCTGCTCACGGGCAGCGAGGGCCTTCTCGCGAGCGTCCAGGGTGGAAGCCTGCTGGTCGAGCTGCTGCTGGCGCTGGGCGTGCTCGGGGTTGTTCTGCTGGGACATGGGGTCGATCTCCGATTTGACCTGTTCACGAGTAGGAGGCGTTGCCGGAATGAGCGCAGGCGCGCCGATGGCGCTGCGCGGGAACTGGGTGAGCAATGGCGACGCAAAGAGGGCCGAGTTGCGCGCTCCGTCGTCATCGCGTGTGCTGCTCTCGATCCCACGGATCTGCCAGTCGGGAATGACCTGGTCGGCCGTCTCAAGGCCTTGGGTGTCGATCAGCCAGTCGCGGAAGCGGCGGAACAGATCCGTCAGCGTCCAGCCCAGCGGGGCCAGCGACATGGCAAAGCAGGCGGCATCGTCGCCCTCAGCGAACGAGGCCGACTTGAGCCCTTTCACTGCCGGCGGCTGCGCGCCCAGGAAGCCGATGTGGCGCAGGTAGTACTTGCCCGGCGTCGGGTTGCCCGGCGAATCGGGCATGAAGATCGAAGCGCTGATCTTCTTGAAGCGACCGTTGTTGGCCAGCTCCGCGAACGCAGGATCGACCTGATGCGGTTCGGCCATCAGGAGGCCGTCCTTGGCCTGAAGGGTTTTGCCCCAGCCATAGGCCGGATCGTCGGTCTTGGGATGGCCCACCACGATGGGTGCTTCATGCAGTGCCGGATCGTAGCTATCGGCGATCTGCTGCACATCCGCTTCGCTGAAGGTCAGCGTGCGGCCGTCTTCGGCAACGTGCGTGCCGGCTTTGAAGATCTGCAGGGTGGCGGCGGGCTGGTTCATGCCGCCAGTTTTCCCGCGTCAGAACACGCTGTCTTTGAAACTGGTTTCCAACTTTCCCGGGCAGCGACAGATTGGTTCATGTCGCCAGTTTTCCCGCAGTGCCGTCTCACGCATTGGGACCGCATCCTGCAAGAAACGTCTAACAGAGATGGACGATCCGCGTGCAGTGATCTTGTTGCGCGGATGCAGGCGCCGACGTGGCCTTCAGAGGCGTGTCAGACACCAAGCAGCCGCCGATGACGTCCGAGTGTGGCGACCCCAGCATGGAGGCGTACACAGCGCCTCCTGCGCGATGATCACTCGAAGGCGCCGCTCACGTGATCCTGGGCGATATCCAGCAACTCCTTCTCATCCTCGCGACTGACACCAAGCCACGGACGAGCAGCGATGGTGTTCGTGTACGAGGGCATTGTGACCGAGCGCTTGTAGCGCGCGTTCCTACGACTGGCTTTGACGAACCGGCTGCCGCCCTTACCCGTCTTCAGGTGGATATTGGCCGGACGCGCGGCGCGTTGGATGGTGCCGCCGAATTGGTGGATGGCGCCATAGGGTGCATTGGTACCGACCAGGACGGCATCGTTCCCGTCCGTTTGCCATGAAGCCATGTCACCGAGCATGTGGAAATCGAACTTCAGAATCGGCACGCCGGGGCGCTTCTTCTGTTTCCAGCGTTTGTAGCTGGGCTCAAGCGCGCGCCATCGACGTCCAGTCGGGTCCCGCTCCTTTGCGGCCCGCTCGCGCGTGGACCTCAGCAGGTACTCGCCCCAGTCCTTCAAGATCAGTTGGCGCGCCTCGCCCTCCAGCTGCCGCAGCGCATCGGCCAGACCAGGTGTTGCCGAATCAAGGGTGACTTCAAACTGCGCCATCAGATCTCTCCCTGCAGCAGCTGCAGCGTGCCATCGGCAACGCCGCGCTGGAGTTCGGCGGGCATCAGCATCTGCAGCTGGGACTGCACCGTGCTGACGCCCGTTTCCGAGATGGCCACATCGACCACCATGAAGGCAGGACGCCCCACCGCCAGCACATAGCGCAAGCGGCCTGCGGCAGCGTCCAGCAGGATGGCCACCGCATCGAGAAGGCGGATGGGCAGCTCGGCTGCGGCGATGGCCACCGCGCCAGGTCGAGTGATGGGGAGCTGGTCGGCCAACACAGCAAAGGCCGCCGTCGCTGGGCGAACGGCGGCACGCTGCAGCTGCGAAACCAGTCCGGGCGACAGTGCTCCGGCCAGGTAGCGGGCAGCGTGGGCAGCATCGGCATCAATGCTGGTCAGCCAGCTGGCATAGCCGGCCTGCAGCGCATCCCTGGCGCGCGGCCGCGCCAAGGCCTGAGCAGCGCTGGCAGCCGCTGGCGCCGCCGGCAACCGTGCTCCCGTCTCCAGGGCGTTCTGCAGAGCGGAGGTCAGTTGCCCAGTCAATGACGGCGGGGTGACCGGACCACCACGCCCACCGGGCCAGTGATCGGCCGTTGCGCCGGGTGCGTAGCCGAACCCAGGATCGACGCCTGCCGGCGTCAGCACAGTGCGCGGCCCACCAGGACTGCGCTGCCCGATGGTCACCGACTGCATCACGATCTCGGGGGCCGTGTCAGGACCATCCTTGCCCAACCGGCGCAGGTCGCGCTCGTTGAGCGCATCGACATAGCACTGGCAGCCCCAGCCGTTGGCTGGATAGTGATAGCGCCACCACGGATCGTCGTGGCGCAGCACCAGGCCATTCCACGACACGTGCAGCGGCCGAGGGTGCTCGACGGCGTCGTTGTGGTTGTAGCGCCAGAACGGCCGCACCTTGATCAGCTGCTGCAGCTGGGCCCAGCGTCCGGCGTTGTAGCTCTGACGCAGGTTGGTCTCGTAGATCACCCGTGAGCGCCAGTTCCGACCGCCGTTGTAGTCCCAACCATGCGTGGCCACGATCCGGTCGAAGTCCTCCCGGAACTGCTGAAGAGTCCGCCCCTCAGCAATGACCCGATCGATGGATTGCCGGAAGTCCGCCAGCAGAGCATCACGGTTCGCACCGGCCACCATGAAGCTGGAGTCGTGCTCCGACTCCCAAACGTCGAGGTAGCTCTCGGTGAGCACGTTCTTTTTGCGACGGAAGAACTCGATCTGCTCCCGGAACGGAAGTTGAGCGTAGGCGACCCCGGCCATTGATCAGTCTCCCGCGCCCTGGATGTCTGTACGGCCAGCCAGCGTCGCTGCCGTCATCGCATCGGCCATCACCGAGGCGTAGTCGTCCAGGGTCATACTCGGATGCAGCTCGAACAGCCGGTCGCGCAACTGCTCCAGCGAATCGACCTCATCGACCAGCTGGCGGATCTGCGCGACCCATCCAGCACCAATGGGCGACAGCCGGCGATCGAGCTGCTGGCCCAGCTCGACAGCGGGATCGGGCGTCTTCGGGGTGCCGTCGGCAAAGGCGGCGGGATAGTGCCTGCGCAGCAAGCTGATCACCGCACCGCCGGCGTCGGCGAACTGGGCGCCATCGATCGCCGTCGGTACCGCAGGCGGATCCTGCGGCGCCCGGACGGGCTCGTAGTTGTCGCCATAGGTCTGATCCATGTAGACCTGCTTGGGCTTGTAGCCCAGGTCGAGGATCTTCTTGTCGCGGCTGGCGGTAGCGTCCAGATCCTCCGGCTCTTCCGTGACGCGATAGACCCGAGGAATGGCCGCGCCAGGGAAGTTCCATTCGGTGAGCCAGCGCGCTGGCCCCTTGTTGAAGGACTCGCACACCAGGTCGGCATCGGAGGTGATGATGTCGCGGCGCACCTCGCGCTGCAGCTGGTCGTTGCCCAACTTGCCTGGCGTGCCTTGGGTACTGGCGGTCTGGCCCAGCACCACCTTCTGGATGGTGGCATCCATGTAGTCCTGCAGGGCCTTGTAGTCGGCCGTGCCACTACGTCCGGCCTCCAGCAACGCCAGCTCCATTCCCTTGGGCATGATGATGCCGCTGTCGGTCTGGATCGCGCGGGTGGCCTGCAGCAGCTTGGCCTTCTCCGGATCGGTTGCGTTGGTGTCGTACTTGCCCACCGCGGTGGGCATGCCGAACTTCTCAAGGAAGATCAGCCAGAACTTGAGCCCGTTGCGCTTGAACAGCACCGGCCAGTACAGCCAGTGCGCCAAGCCGAGGCCGTACGGCTCATCGTCGTGGTCGGCACCGGAGCAGAAGTTCCAGAAATAGGGCGCGTGCGCCGGCACGCCCTCGGTCATCTGGGTCTGGGTGAGCAGGCGCAGATCACCTTCCTTGCCGTAACGGAAGCGCCGACGGTTACGGACCTTGATGTCCTTCAGGCCGATGCGAGTACCGTCGACCTTGTACAGGATCTCCGCCACGCCATAGCCGTAGAACACGCCGAAGAGCATCTTGCGGGTGACGTTGTCCCAGCCGATGCCATGCAGCTGCTCCTGCAGATACTCTGCCGCCTGGCGGTCGATGCGCTTCTCGCCGCCGGGCTCCACCTGCCATTCGCAGGCCACCACCGAATCCTGGCGAGAGCCGAAGGTGGTCTTCACCTCCGGGTCGGACAGCACCTGTTCGTAGATCTGAAGGTCGTAGCCGCCGCGGTTGCGCAGGACACTGTCAAAGGGCAGCAGCAGTGGCCCGGTGTAACCACGGGTGATGTCGATGCCATCGGCAGTGGTGGCAATCTCGCGGCCGATCTCTGGGCGGGCGGTGGTCATGCATATCCTCCAAAATCATTGCCGCCGCTGACCGTGCCGAAGGCATCATCGGTCACGACGGTGGCCACGCCGTCTGCTCGGCCGTCGCCGATGTAGGCGCGCGCGCCGGCCGCCTGGAACTCGATGGGCACCGAGGTGACGTGGTTGAGTGCGGCAAACTGCATCAGCACGCCGGCGATCGCGCCGTCGCCGTGGCGCACCAGCTCCGGATCCTGCAGGTCCTTGCGCTCCAGACGCGGCACCATCGGGATGCCGTCGACGTACTCCACTGCGCGGTGGTCGTCTTCCAGGGACGCGTCCCTGGGCAGGCTGAGGAAGCCGTCTTCGAACAGCGCGATGTACTTGGGCATCCATTCGCCGTACCAGGGGCGCGACAGGGTGACCTCGTGGATTGGGCCACCGATGTAGCGGCCCGTCTCGGTATCGAGCTCAGCCCGGCCGTAGCGGTCGCCGGTGTACTCCATCAAGGTCTGGCCGGGACCAGTGGCATCGCCGGCGAATGACCAGCGACCAGGGAATTCTTCCTTCAGCGCGTCCAGCAGCGCCCACAGGATCTGCTCCTGCTGGCGGGTGGGCGCGTTGGCCATCTCGATCAGGAACGGCACGTCGCGGCGCAGATCCTGCCCGACCTTGGCAGGCTTGATGACCGAGAAGTGACGGTGGCGCGCGAAGTCCATGCCGATTGCCCAGCGCCCGGTGAACCCGGCCACCGCAGCACGGAGCACTGGCAGCAACGTGGTAGCAATCCAGACCGAGCACCAGATCTCGCGCTCCTTCTCAGAGCGCTTGGGGAAGTCATCATCGAAGACCAGGCGCAGCACAGGCCGGACCTCGGGCATGGCCCGATCGATCCAGACCGAAGGGATGGCTGAGCCATCGCCATCGCGCGGGATGACGTCCAGCTCCTCGCGCATGGCGGCCTTGCGCGGGCCGTAGGCCGAGCGGATGGCGGTGTACCACTCCTTTTTGCCCTCGGCGGTGGCCACCTTGCCACGCATGGCGCAGACCCGCTCGTACAGGCCATTGGACACCGCATCATCGAAGCTGATGCGGATGACCCCGGCCTTCTTGCCGTAGCGACCTGCCTGGACGTCCTGTACCAGCTGATTGAACGGGTTCTTCTTGCCACGGTGGGTGGACCACACGCGGATGCGGCCACCCCAGATCAGCAGCGCGGTGGCCGACTCGAGCACCTTGGCCACGTCCTTGTGCAGCGCCGCTTCGTCCAGGTCGACCACGCCCTGCAGGCCGTGGATGTTCTCCGGGCGCGAGGACAGTGCCGTGATACGGAAGCCACTGGCGAAGCGAACTCGGAACGCCTGGATCTGCCGACTGGTGCCGTCGGGCTGCTGGTCCTGGAAGATATGCTGCTCGATCCGCGAGGCCTGGCCTCGAGCGATGATCGGCGCGAACTTGGCCACGTAGCCAATGAACTCCAGGCCCTTTTCCTTGGTGTCGGCCATATACCACACGTTGTCGCCGCCGGCGTCCTTAGCGGAAGCCGCAGTGATGGTGTCGGCCAAGGCCTGGGCAAAGGTGATGCCGGTACGGCGCCCCTTCTCGCAGACCGCGATATCCAGCCCTTCCTGCATCCGGATCCATTCGGACTGATGGGCCATCAGCACGCCAGCCTTACTGATGTCGAAGTTGGCCGAAATGGCGCGCACGCTCTCGGGCAACTCATCCCAGTCCAGGATGCGCTCGGTATCGGGCAGGGAACCGAGTGCGCTCACTTAGCCGACCCCATGCAGCACTTGGTTCTTCCAGAAATCCACCCCGGCAGCGTCCAGGCCCTGTGCGCGTGCCGCTTCCTCAACCCGGCTGGCAGCGTCGATCAGCGCCTTCTGGCGGATCTCGCCGGCCCATTTCTCGCGCACGATGGAAGAGCGGGTCAGTTCTGCAATGGCCTTAGCCGCCTTGCTGTACAGCGCAATGCGATCGGCTGGGGAAATGCTCTCATCGTCCTGGTCGGCCGCTTCCTGGAACTGCAGCAGCGCTTCGAACAGGTCGGTCTGCAGCAGGCCCAGCAGTGCACTGCCGCGCTCGGCGGCATTATCCGGCGCCTGCTCGGCCACCAGCTTCATGGCCTCGGTGCTGGCACTGATCGAGGCCAGGCGGCGCTTGAGCCGCTTGGCCCGCTCGTTGACGGTGGTCTTGCTGATCTCATAGCCCTGCTCGCCCAGCCATTCGGACAGCGAGATGCTGCCGCCGAAGGCATTGGCGACCAGGCGCCGATCCAGCTCGTCGCGTACCTCGGCCGGCAATAGGTCGATCTTGCTCACGGGAGGCATGGGATCACCAGTACTTCGGTGGGCGCGCGATGCCCGGCCCGCAGTCGATGCTGTACTCGACAATGTCCACTCCGTGGCGCGTCAGCTCAGCCGACCACGGCCCCGAAGGGGATTTGGTGATATCGATCAGGCGACGGGTGTCCAGGTAGTCCAGCTCCCGGCGAACCTCCAGCGCAGTGGCATCGGGATACATGTCCTGGGCGGCGCCGGCCAAGACGGCTTCGCCGATCGGATACGGGCGAGAGCGATCCAGCACCAGCAGCATCAGCCAGCGCAGCTGCTCCCGGCGCAATTTGCCCAGATCCGGGCCCTGATTTCCGTGACTCACGGCGTGTTCCCCTTGCTTTGCATGTTCGTGATCTTCGAGGCCACTGCATCGAGCTTTGCCTCGATGACGCTCTGCCCGCGGGCATAGTCCTCGCGGCGGACGTATTCCTTCGCAACTTCCAGGCGGAAGTCGGTGAGGTGGCTCTCAACCTCGCGCCAGCGCTTGCTGTCGTTAATCAGGATGGCCAACTGCTGATCAGTGCGTTGCTGCAGTTGGTTGACCAGCCAGCGACCGCCGGCGATCAGGCCGCCGAGCAGGGTGATGCCGATGCCGGCGAACCACACCAGGTAGAGCGGCTGCACTTCAACGATCATGGGTTGGCCTCGACGGAAGGGTGCTGTCCGGTGAGGACACCGATGACGCGCTGGCAGGCCCGGACGTGGTTGTCGGCGTCGCGTCCGACTCGAACAAGATCGCCCGCGACCTCTGCTCGTAGTTGGGCGCTCGCATCACGTTCGACGGCGCCAGAGACGGCTTCGGACAAGCGGGCGGTGTGGCAGGTGGCAAGGTCGTTGCGCAGCCTGAGATTGCCAGTACGCACGTCAGCCACAACGGCAGCAGGGACGGACGCGGACGCCTCCCGATCATTTTCATGTTCGTCTCCGATCTGGGCCATCGCCTTGGCCTGGGTGTGCTCGATGCCACGAGCGCTGCGCTCGTCTTCAAGCTGCGATTCAAGCGTGGTCAGACGCTGCTGCGCCGTGGCGTCACGAGCCTGCGCATCCAGGGCATTGCCGCGGTAGAGAAGTGCTGCGGCAATGGCCACCAGCAGGAGCACCAGCAGCAGGGCGACCGTTGCGATCAGGGCGCGGATCATCAGTACCGGCCCTCGCACATCGCGCGCTCAGCGGTGCGTCGGCGCTCCAGGCCCTTGTAGGACTTGCCCCCCGCATTGGCCCAGTTGCTCAACTGGGCACAGGCCAGATCCCAGCGCCCCTGGTTGGCGTAGACGCGGATGCGCGGCTGCTGGCCGTTGCGCAGGGAGCACAGGCCGTCTTTGACACCAGCGCCGCCGGGGCCAACGTTGAATGCGAACGACGTCAGGGCAGCTGCCTGGTAGTCCGTCATCGGCACCTTGATGCAGCTCTGCACGGTGTTCCAGGCAACACCAAGGTCCGACTGGAGCAGGCGCTCGCACTCGGCACGGGTGTAGGTGCGCTGTTCGACGTTTGCCGTATGGCCGTAGCAAACCGTCAGTTTGCCGACTACATCGCGGTAGGGCTGGGCCGAGTAGCCCTCAAAGGGCTGTACTAGCCCGAGCAACAACGCCAGCATGGTCGCCAGCATTCCTCCCGCGATGGGCAGTGCCTTGTTACCGGGTTGCTCTGCTGCCATGCGCCATCTCCAGGGAAAGATGGCCGACGGGCAGACGAGGATGCCCGTCGGCCAGGTGCGCCATGCGCACACCAAACCGATGGGCAGAGTTTCAGTCTTTGACTGATCGTCGTCTTTGAAACTGGTTTCGAGGAACCTCACGCGCGCGCGTGAGAGTGTGGCCTTTCATTGCGATCAACATCACAACGGGCGGACCGTCAGATCTCGATCGCCCCGAGTCAGTCTGGAACAGCTCGTGAATTCACTTGGTTCTGTTGCCTGTGCGCGTGCTCGGCAGCAGGCTGACTGAAAAGCCTCTCGAGATCCTCAGGCGGGAGCTGGATGCCATCCATTTGGAAAATTCTCTGGAATGTTCCATCCGTATTGAAGACCAGGATGACCTGCTTACTGGAGCTGCGCACATTGCCAGTCCAAAGACTGGCTTTCGACTGGATGTATTGCCAGGTGTAGCCAGTAGCGCCGCTTGCCCCAACCGATGATCGCAGTGGCGGCGCTTCCAAGAGGGCGGCCGCCTCGCTCAGCGTTGTTTTTCCGATGACTAGATGCTTGAGATTCTGGTCTTTGAAGTCCTGGCCAATTACCGCCTTTGCACCGAGCAAGACCAACAGAACCGCGAGCGAAAAAACCAGCTTCTTCATGACGCCTCCTTGTCCGATTTGAATTCTGCGCATTGAAAAATGCGCCCTTTAAAGCTCAACAGCAGGTCATCTACGGACTCAGGTCTTTGGCTTACGCAGTCCCCGAGAAGACCCTTCTTGGGTTTCCTTTGCCAGCAGTGCAGTCAGCATGTTCAAGGCCATTACGCGACCGGGATCGGACAGCGCCCAGAACGTATCCACCACGTCATTGAACTGCTCTATCTCAGTGTCCGTCATGCCAGGGCGCGCGATGCTGCGTTGCCCCGTCAGCACGTAAAGCGGATCCACTCCCGCATCAGCAAGCGCAGCCAGCTTGGCGGCAGGAGGGCTGGATGCATCTCTTTGCCAATCAATCACGGTGTTCTTCTTCGCGCCAGCGAGTTCTGCGAACTCAGGCAGCGTGAGGCCCAAGCGTTCCCGCTCGCTCTTCAGACGGGTTCCGATCGTCATACGAAATTCCATGCCATATGTGTTGACAGGCACGGAAATCCGTACCATGATTACTTCCACTGGCAGCGCCCAAAGCAGCCAACCAATGGAACAAGGATCAAAGGATACACGCGATGAGCGAACCCGCCCCCAGCCTGGATCTTCACCTCAAGGTCCGCACCGCCTTCGTTGGCAAGGGCACCAGTCTCCGCGGCTGGTGCATGGAGAACGGCGTCCCGCCGCAGAACGCCCGAGACGTCCTCATCGGACGCTGGAATGGCCCGAAGGGTCAGGCCCTGCGGCGCCGGCTGCTGAAGGCCGCAGGCCTGAGCGCCTCAGCATGAGCACCGCCGGCCGCCCCCTGGACGAAGTCCCGACCCGCGAACTGGAGCTGTTGCTTGCCTCGGCCCGTGACCAGTACGCCACCGCTGTGAACAACTGGCAGTGCGCCGTCGAATCGGACGAGCCGCTGGCCCACACCCTGCCGCTGGCTGGTGCCGTGGACGCGGCCGATCGCCGCGCCGTTCGCATCCTGAAGGAGCTGGCCCGCCGCCAGCAGGGAGCTGCGGCATGAGCGAGCAAAGCATCTTCGCCCGCCTGCTGTTCGCCTTGGCCGGGCACAGCCGCACCGGCTTGCGCCTGAAACCCATTGCCGACGGCATCGGCGAATCCCCCAGCACCACGCTGCGCAACCTGCAGCGATTGGCCGAGGACGGCCTGGTCGAGCGCTCTCCCTTCGACCAGGACAACTGGCGCCTGTCCCCCCGAATTGTCCAGATCGCCCTGGCCCATCAGGCCGAGGTGGCCCGTGAAGAACGGCAGCTGGACGACTTCAAGAACCGCTACAGCCGTAGCCCCAACTGATGACGAGGATCGAAATGGCAGAGAAGCAACCCACCAAGCGCGGCGCCAAGCCGCTCGCCCAGGCCGAGCCGGTAGGCACGGAACTGGACACGGGCAAGCTGGCTGAGCGCAATCAGGAGCTGGTCACCTTGGGCGAGCACCAGAGCGAGGTGGTGGACCAGTTCGGTGACGGCTTGCCGTGGCACCCGGACCACTACGAGAACGCGATCCGCAGCGAACTGCGGCGGGGCTGCGAAGCCTTCCTGCGCGCCGGCCGATATCTGGTCGTGGCGCGCGAATGTGCCGCCCACGGTGAGTGGCAGGGAATGCTTGAACGCCTGAGCATTGAACCAAGGCAGGCGCAACGAATGATGGAGGCCGCCCGACGGGTCGCCGTCCTGCCAAATGCGTCGACGTCGACGCATTTGATGGCAGCAGCGAAAAGCGAGAGCAAGATCATCGAACTGCTCTCCCTGCCCGAGGAACAGTTCGCGGAACTGGCAGAAAAGGGCGAAACGGACGGGCTGTCGCTGGACGACGTTGAATCCATGACGGTGCGGGAACTGCGCGCCGCCATCCGCGACGCTCGCGCCGATCTGGACGCAAAAGATCAGCGCATCAACAAGTTGAGCGAGGATCTGAACAAGGAGTCTGAAAAGACCCTCAAGGCACAGCGCCGCTGGAAGTCCGCCACTCCTGACGAGCAGTTGGTCACCCTCAAACAGTCGGTCACCGAGGCAGAGCAGAACGTGTTGGCCGCCATCGGCAGCCCGAACAGCGGCCTGCGTGCCTCGATCCAAGCACTGGCCGACTTCGCCTGCGACAACCACGTCGAGGAAGATGCAGCGCTGTTCCTGAGCGACGTGATCGGCCGCCTCCTCACTTCGGTGCGCATCGCCCGCGACGATGAGGAACTGGCCATCGCGATCCCTGTCACCAACGACGCGGGGATCTGACGTGTCCGAGGTCCTCATCCAGGCTGCGGCCAGCCAGTTGCTGGCCGCGCCGCACGGCAGCAAGGGGCGCATCGCCTCCGCGCTGGCCGAGCAGCTGGGATGCTCGGTCCAGACGGCCTACCGTCACCTGTCGAAGGTGACGGCGGCCCTCAAACCCCGCAAACGCAGGTCCGATGCGGGCGAACTGTCACTTACCCGCGACGAAGCGGCCTCGATCGCGGCCATCGTGGAGGAAACCCGTCGCCTGACCGGTACCGGCGCGCTGCCGGTCGAGGAGGCCGTGGATGCCTTGCGTGCCAACGGCAGGATCGAGGCAATGCGCGTGGACAAGGCGACGGGCGAGATTGTCCCGCTGAGCACCTCGGCGATCTGTCGCGCCATCCGCCATTACGGCTTCCACCGTGACCAGTTGGCAGCGGCCACACCGGCTGCACGGCTGTCCTCCCCGCATCCCAACCACCTGTGGCAGATCGATGCCTCGGTCAGCCGCCAGTTCTACCTGGCTGATGACGGCACACGGGTGATGGACAAGCGCGAGTTCTATCGCGGCAAGCCCGGCAACTTCACCAAGATCGCAGAACGCCGCCTGTGGCGCTATGCCATCACCGACCACGCCAGCGGTGCGATCGAGCTGTTCTACGTGCTGGGTGCCGAGAGCAGCGCCAACCTGCTGTCGGCCCTGATCCACGCAATGACACGGCGCGAAATCGGCACGATGCATGGCGTTCCCAAGCTGCTGATGATGGATCCCGGCAGTGCCATGACGGCCACCAGCACCAGCAGCTTCCTGGCGGCCTGCGGCATCGAAACGATCATCAACGAAGTCGGCAATGCACGCGCCAAGGGTCAGGTCGAGAACGCGAATTACCTGATCGAAACCCACTTCGAGGCCCTGCTCAAGCTGCGTGCACCGGTCACCAGTCTGGAGGAAATCAATACCCTGGCCCAGCAGTGGGCACAGGCCTATAACGCCACCCGCATTCACAGCCGCACCGGCTACACGCGCCGTGATGGGTGGCTGCGCATCACCCAGGACCAGCTGCGCCTGGCACCGGCCGTGGAAGTGCTGCGACAGCTGGCCACCAGCGCACCCAAGGCCTGCACCGTACGCGATTGCATGATCCGCTTCCGGGCACAGCAGTACGACGTGCGTGGGGTGCCGGGACTGATCAACGGTCAGCGCGTAGACGTGGTGGTCAATGCTCTGGATCCGGAGGGCAGCGTACGCGTGCTGATGCCGGGCACACAGGACTGCGCGCCTGTGCACTACATCGCACCGCGCATCGGACGCGACGACTGGGGCTTCCTGGACAGCGCTGCCCTGGTTGGCACGGAGTACCGGACCGCTCCGGAGACGCCGGCCGACGCAGCTCGCAAGGAACTGGATCGGCTGGCCATGCAGGTTCACACCGATGCTGAGGCCGCTGTGGCACGCAAGGCCAAGCGCGTGGCCTTCGGGGGGCAGGTGGATCCGATGAAGCACCTGCGCGAAGCCAATGTGACGCCGAGCCTGCCGCGCTCGGGCCGCATCGCCCAGGTCGATGCACCACAGGTGCTGGCGGCCCAGCGCATCGAGCCTGCGCCGATCCGCGCCGAGCTGCCGCCACTGAACCATGTGGAGGCGGCCATGCGCCTGAAACCGCTGGTGGAGGCCGCCGGTTCGGCCTGGTCGCCTGACCACTACGCCCGTACCGCCCAGCGCTGGCCTGAAGGGCTGCCAGTGGATCAGGTCGAGTCCTGGGCGCACGCGCTGGCAACGCCGGAACGTGGTGGTCTGCGGCTGGTGGAAGGAGGTGCCGCGTGATGGCTTCGCTCGACAGCATCAAGAAAGACGCACGCCTCATCCAGGAACGCGACGGATTCGGCTACTGCCAGGCTCTGGAGATCGCTGCGCGAAAGGCTGGCTTCAATACCTATGCCGCGGCGAAGGCTGCCCTGCAGGGACGGAGGGCCCGCCCATGACGTTGCGCCTGAAGCGCCTGCTCACCGATGCCGGCATCAAGCAGGGTGTGCTGGCCACAGCCGCCGGCCTGAGCCGACCGGCCCTCAATGCCCTGATCAATCACGGCCAGCTGCCCACCAGCTGCGATCCGGAAGCGGTGCGCGCTGCCATCAGTTCCTGTCTGACCCAGCACGGCGTGACCGACGCCCACTGGCATGAAAAGGAGGGGCCGACGTGCTCCAACACGCCGGCCCCGGTTTCCCCACCGCAAGACACCGATAACGACAACGACATTCACGACGAGGAAGATCCCATGCTACTGCGTTTTCAGGCATTGACCCCACAGGCCAAGCGCCACTTCGGCCTGACCACCAATCCCTTCGCCGATCCGGCCAGCGCCGACGAGGTGTTCCTCTCCCCGGATATCCGCTATGTCCGCGAGAGCATGTACCAGGTGGCCCGTCACGGCGGCTTCGCCGCGGTGATCGGCGAGAGCGGTGCCGGCAAGAGCACGCTGCGCGAAGACCTGGTCGATCGCATCCAGCGCGAGGAGCAGGCGGTCATCGTGATCCAGCCCTACGTGCTGGCCAGCGAAGGCAGTGACGCGGTGGGCAAGACCCTGCGCAGCCACCACATCGCTGAGGCGATCATGGCCGCCGTCGCACCGCTGGCCAAGCCGAAGAGCAGTCCCGAAGCCCGCTTCCGCCAGCTGCACGAGTCGCTGCGTGACAGCGCCCGCGCCGGTCACAGCCACGTCCTGGTGATTGAAGAGGCCCACAGCCTGCCGCTGCCGACCCTGAAGCACCTCAAGCGCTTCCGCGAGCTGAAGGACGGGCTGCGCCCGCTACTGTCGGTGATCCTGATTGGTCAGCCAGAGCTGGGCGTGAAGCTCTCCGAGCACAACCCGGAGGTGCGCGAAGTAGTACAGCGCATTGAAATCATCACGCTGCCGCCGCTGGACAATGAGCTGGGCGCCTACCTGGCGCACCGCCTCAAGCGCGCCCAGGTGCCACTGGACAAGGTGGTGGAACAGAGCGCCATCGACGCGCTGCGCACCAAGCTGGTTCCTTCGCGTGGCGCAGGCTCGCTGCTTTATCCGCTGGCTGTTCAGAATGCGCTCACCGCCGCGATGAACCGCGCCGCTGACCTGGGCGTGCCGACCGTCACCGCCGACGTCGTGCGGGGGGTGTGAGATGGCCATTCGAACTGAAGGCTGGCCGGCCGTAGAAGGCATGGTGGTTGAGCCGATGACGGCGCAGTGGCCGCTTGCAACGCGCGTTGTGGCGGTTCCCTTCGAGATGCAAGACCGTCCTGCACCGGTAAACGTGGACATCCTGCAGGTAGTGATCGTGCCGCGCGCCAACTGGGAGCGCATCACTGCCCATGTGCCGGCCGAGGTGCTGCAGCGTGAAGGGGTGGCTCATGGCTGATTTCAACAGCTCTGGGTCGCAGTACCTGCGCAGCTTCGCTTTCTACCTGATGCGCGACGCCGAGCTGCCCGACCGGCAGGTAACGGTGATGCACCGCGATCTGTTCCGCCGTGCCGGCATCGAATGGCGCGACGGCCAGAGCATGGCCTCGCTGCTGGACAGCCTCAACCTGCAGCAGCTGCGAGCGCTGGTCGACCAGCTGCGCGACGGCGATGACGACGAGGAGGAATGATGGCCGTTCCGACCCTCCAACGTTGCCTTGGCCAGGTGCACAACCGCAAGCGCCACAGCGCCCAGCACCCACAGCGAAAGAAGTCCATCGGGGTGCTGGTGCAGGACTGCCACATGTTCCCCACAGCGTCGCGAGTGGGGGCTATCCAGGTACAGGACCCTGACTCCAGGCGTGAGTACCTGATCGAGGTGTGGATCCACACCGGCGTGCTGGTGATCTCGCAGAGCACCAACAAGCGCTGGCTGCTGGAACTGGACGAGATTCTGGACCTGGCGATTGCCGCCGGCATTGATCGGGGGGCCATCTGACATGCAGCTGGCCCTGCTACCGCAAGAGCTGTCCCCACAGACGGTGCTTTTGCAGCTGCAGGGCCGTCGCGGCGCCGTCAACGGCATCACCGCCCGCGACCTGGTGCAGCAGATCACCTCACGTACCAGCTCCGCCGACGAGCGCCGCCTGCGCCAGATCATCGAGCAGCTGCGGCGCGAGGGGCACCCGATCTGCGCCCACCCGGCTCACGGTTACCACCTTGCCGCCAGTGCGGCCGAACTGGACCGCGCCTGCACCTTCCTGGTCGGGCGCGCCATGACCTCCCTGGAGCAGGTCAGCGCGATGAAGCGCGTTGCGCTCCCGGATCTGTACGGACAACT